CGACGACATCCTCCTCCGAGAGGTCGTCAAACTCCGAAAAGTCGATCCCCTCCTCCTCCGCGGCCTCGAAAGCAGTTTTGTTCAGGAGCCAACCGAACGACTCCCCCGCAACCTCGAGCTCGAGAGCGTCGGGGTGCTGTGAGGGGTCCTCGAAAAAGAAAGACATACACCTGTGTGTCAGTTAGAGACTCGCGAGAGCGGCCCAGTCCCTTGCAGTTCTGCGGACAGGGTCGGGAAAGCGTTTCTCTCCAGCGTGATCTCTGCGTTTGCGAGGTACGCGTCGCCCTCCCAGATCGTCGACGGGGAGACAACAGAGCCCCCCTCTTCGTGCTGGAGGGCGACCGTCGCCGTTGACTGATCGAAATACATCTGAATCAGGCCGTCGATCGTCGTCTCCAAGTTTGTCGAGAGCGACACCGCGCCCGTTCCCATCATGGGAAGCGATTGGCTAGCAGGGTCGTCGGTCCCAGCGGCGAGCTCAAAGTCGTCCGCAACGAGATCGCCCGAAAAAATTGAGCCCAGGAGAGTGAGCTCCGCGGAAACAGAGTTCCCGTTCTCCCTTGCCTCGTGAAGCGCCTCGTACACGTTCGCTCCGGTGTTGTCCGGCTCAGGGTCGTAGTAGTGCGCGTCGACGTCTACTTCCCACATCCGGCGCAAAGCAATATAGTAGGTCCATCCTGTCGCGTCGGAGATCCCAGGAGGGACTTCTTGGAGGTCCTGATCGAGGGTCAGGGTCAGAGATTGGATCCCCTCGACGCTTTCGAGCTGGGGGTTGTCCGTGCTGTCATCAGTCGCATCGACATTCACCTCAAGCCCAGCGTTTCCATTAACGAGCGCGTCTTTCCCGGCGCTGTCGGGGATCTGCGTCTCAAGGGAGATCGTCCAGTCCTGGTCTGCTGGAAGGCGATTCGGGAACCCCGTGTCTTTCACGACTGACTCCGCTACCTCTGGCGTTGAGGACAGGGTTGCATCGGTCTGGTCGGTGATCGCCGTGCCCTCTCGCGCGACGATCATATTAATGCCTGGAATCTCGTCAGCCATTATATTGTGTCCTTAATTTGGGTGTAAAGATCGTAGGTCAGAAGCAAATCGAACGCCTCCTCGCCTCCGCTCGCCTCGTATTGTTGCGGCGTTTCGTCGTGGGGCTCGCTGGGCCAATGGACGACTCGATGATCAGTAGGGTTGATCGTCGCAGTGTCAAGGGCATCGATCACGCCTTCAGCGATCCCCTCCCGCCGCGAAACGTCTGCGTCGCCCTTGGGGTAGCGCGTGTGTATCCTGATCGTCTGCTGAATCTCGTGCCCCGTGTCCCGCTTCAGGTCTCCCCGCTTCGGTGTCGCTGGAGGCTCGATCATGACAAGGGGCTGGCCTGCCTCCTCCGTCTGTCGCTGCACGACTACAGGGACGTCCAACTCAGCGTCAAGGACGCGGAAGAGCTCCTGTCGCAATGCCTGCCGC